AGGTAGGTGTAGCACGTGCGCGTGATATAAGCAATAAAAGAAATTTGTCTTTTGATACAATCAAAAGAATGAACAGCTACTTCGCACGTCACGAAGTTGACAAAGAAGCGAGTGGATGGAATAATGGAGAGGATGGATTTCCTTCCGCAGGTCGTATCGCATGGCAATTGTGGGGTGGTGATGCTGGTCGTGATTGGGCAGCAAGAATAATCGAACGCGAACAAGTAGATTTGGATGACATCGCGGAGGATTTAATCGCATTGGGTGAAGAACCAAATGAGGATTGGATTTTGTTAGATAGCTATGACGTTGATTACGAGAATGACGACATCGAAAACGAAGCATTAGCCCACATATTCGATGGTATAGAAGTCAAACAAGCGGTAAGTACAGGAACTGCAAAACCAAACGCAACGAGCGAACAAGATAAAGTAATTGATGGAAAAACTTACTACGTGCGTTATCGTTACAGCGGTAGATTAACAGCATCTTCAAGACCATTTTGTCGCAAGATGATTGCTGCTGATAAGCTATATCGCAAAGAAGATTTAATGGCATTAAACAACAAGGCCGTTAATCCAGGTTGGGGACCGTATGGTGCTGATACATATAGCGTCTGGTTGTATAAAGGAGGAGGCAACTGTGGCCATATCTTCAAGAAAGAATTATACATTAGCGCGAAGGGATTTGGTTTGGATTTAAACAACCCAAACGCAAGAAAAAGAGCGTGGAGCATGGCTGAAAAAGCAGGGTATAAAGTACGCAACAATTACTTAGTTGAAACGCGTCCAAAAGATATGCCTTACAACGGATTTTTACCCGACAATCCACGTTTTGGAATTAAATAAAACATAAAGAAATGGCAATACAACCCGAAATATTATTAATCACAGAGGATTACTTAAAGAAATACACAGCCATCACAGACGCTGTTGATCCAAACATCATTCGACCTGCAATTTATTTGGCACAGGATAAACAAATAACGAACTATCTTGGAACTGATTTGATGAATAAAATCAAAGCGGATGTTAGCGCAGGAACATTGTCGGGTGATTATGAAACATTGTTGAATGATTACGTGTTAAAATCGTTATTGTGGTGGACAATGGTTGAATTATATCCATCACTTTTGTACAAACATGACAACGGTAATTTGGTAAGTAGGCAAAGTGAAGATACAACGCCAGTAACGAAGGGCGAAATGGAATCATTGAAAGAAGCTGCACGTGATAACGCGAGATATTACACCAATCGCTTGGTTCAGTATTTGTGCTACAATAGTACATTGTTTCCCGAATACACATCGAATACGGATAACGACATTTCACCCGACCGAAATCCATACGGAAAGAGTAGTTTTTTGATAAGCGATTCATATAAATACAATAGAGTTAAATGGACACTAAAAGATTTCCTGCCCCCATCGTATTAAACCGAAAAAAGCAATACGAAAAGTTGTTAAAGCAATATCTAAAGAAACAATACGAGGCAAAGAAATGATGAAGGAGTTATTGTTTTTAAAAACAAAGTATTGGATACTCGCATTGGTTACAATCTTCCTTCCAATCAAAGAACTGATGATAACCATTGGTTTTTTAGTTGGTGCGGATATGGTTGTTGGAATTTGGAAGGCATTGAAGTTAGGCATTAAGATTCGTTCACGCAGAATGAGCGACAGCATCACGAAAATGTTGTTGTATCAACTCGCCATCGTTAGCGGTTTTTTAATTGAAACCTATATAATAGATCAGTTAATTCCAATCACTAAATTGATTGCAACGGTGGTAGCTGTGATTGAGTTTAAATCAATTGTGGAATCAATTGAATCTGTTACAGGAAAGGATTTATGGGGTAAGATAAAGACATTGGTAGGTAGGAAAAACGAGGATATTAAAGACATCATGAACGATGAGCCAGTTAAGTAAATACACCACGCTCCAAGAAGTGATAAAAAGCAATCAAGCGAGTGTACTTCAAATCCCTAACATTCCAAATGCTGAGCAGGTTGCGAATTTAAAATTGGTATGTACGGAAATTTTCGACAAAGTGCGTGAGCATTTTGGAAAGCCAATTGGGATTAGTAGTGGATTCAGATCGGTTGAATTAAACAATCGAATTGGTGGTGCTAAAGCATCGCAGCACATGGAGGGAAAGGCACTCGATATCGATGGCGATTTGTATGGTGGTGTGAGTAACAAAGAGATTTTTGATTATATAAAAAACAATTGTACATTTGACCAACTCATTTGGGAGTTCGGCACAGAGAACAATCCCAATTGGGTTCATGTCAGTTACAACAAGGAAGTAAATAGAAAGCAAATACTACGAGCGATAAAGAGTGGTGGGAAAACTATTTACAGACCTTTTTAACTATGACAAAACAACCAACAAAAACTGAATTAGCGCGTGAATTACGAGGTAGATTTCCTGATGCGCCAACGCTAACACTCGCAAAGAAATTAGCTAAAGAACATTTCGAAACATTTTTAAGTGTGGAAGAAGCGCGATCAGTATTGCGTTACATCGAAGGAAAAAAAGGAGTGCAAAGCAGAAAAGATTTGGGTAGTAAAAGAGAATTTGTAATGGAAAAAGAAAGGTCACGCAATCCATTTAATTTACCGAAGTCGTATGCGAAAGGAAGGAAGCATTTTGATATTAAAGGCCAAAAGGTTTTGATATTATCAGACATTCATATCCCATACCACGATATTGATGCGTTAAGTGTTGCTATTCAAACAGGAATTGATGAAGGTGTTGATACAGTTGTTTTGAATGGCGATGCGTTAGATTGTCACATGATTAGCGATTTTGTGAAGGATCCTAAAAAACGAAAGTTCAAAGATGAACTATACGCAATGCGCAGTTTTTTGAGTGAATTACGTGGCCAATTTCCAAACGCGGAGATTGTTTACAAAGAAGGAAACCACGAAGAACGCTACTGGCGATATATGCGTGTGAAAGCTCCAGAGCTATTCGATATTGATGCGTTCGATTTTCCAACGCTAACCCATTGCGATAAGCATAACATCAAATGGTTAGATGGAAAGAGTAAGATAAACATTGGTGGATTGTCTATATTTCACGGACACGAATTTGGAAAGCAATTTTTACCATCTGTAAACGTGGCGCGTGGGTTGTTTTTAAAGACAAAAGCGAACGCGATGTGTGGTCATCATCATCAAACTGCTGAACATACTGAACGCGATGTTAATGGAAAGGTGATTACTTGTTGGGGTGTGGGTTGTTTATCTGAATTGTCACCTGATTACAATCCCTATTCGAAATACAATCATGGGTTCGCTATCATTACGCGAGGAATCAACAAAGCATTTCACGTTAAAAATTACCGCATACATGAAGGAGCAATTTATTAAGTGGATTGCGTTTGCAATTGGATTGATCATTGCATTCATTGTGGGGAAAAATTCATGCAATTCGAATCGGTTACAAATTGTAACCAACTCCGATACGGTTGTAGTTCTGAAGGCGAGAATTGATACGATTCAAAAGGAACGAATTAAATTAAAGACGATTTATGAAAAGCAAGTTGATACTATTTATTTGTATGATTCTATTGCCATTGATAGTGCATACACAAAGGCAATACAAAAGCTACGCGATTACGAGCGCGCTGGATTCTTTGAGTGAAGAAAAACGATTAGTCGTGTTGGGAATTACCAGGATGGAATATCTGAATGCAGATAATAAAAAGTTAAGTCAAGAAAATCAGGCACTAACCAAGATAAATGAGATTAATGTGTCATATATTGCACAAATTGAGCGCGAATTGACCGATATAAGACAAGTTAATGACCGAAACATCGAAGCAAAAAAAAAGTGGCGCAAAGCCACTCTTTTGATTGGAGGAATTTATGTATTTACCGCTTTGATTATTTATCTTCAATAGTCAAATAACCTACTACAACTCCTACTCCTGTAAGAGCAGAAATAGTATAAACACATTCAGCTTTTCCAATTGGTTCCCAATTGCATTTATAGGCTTTGTAAATACATTTTATTTCTCCTATTAATCCTGCAATAACTAAACCTATCCAAAGGATTAATACAAATAAGCTAATGTTGTCTTTCATTTTATTTATTTATTTATTTTTTTAAATTCATTAATCGTTTTAAGTAGATAGCAAAATCCAACGCTTCCTCGTACGCATGATTTAACCATTCTTGTTCGCTTAAATTCGCTTTGTCAACGGTTACACCGTACTTAATGCGTCCCATCTTTTCACGTGCAATGAGATCGGTTATTACTTCTTTGTAAATATCACTTTGGCAGTGTTCAAAGTCATGTGTTATATTCATAGATTTTCAATTTCTTGTTTCACTTTTTGCCAGTAGATCACTCGCGTGGATTTTATTTCATTGTTTGCGCTTTCAATAACTTCTTGAATAATTTCATCAACTGCTATCAATGCAAGTTGTTGCGATAAAATTGATATTATGATTTCCTCTGAAATTTGAGAATCTGTTTCGAGTAGCATAACATAATATCCAGTAAATAACTCATCTGCTTTTTCTTTTGGTGTCATATAATTTCAATTTTAGGTTGAACATCTTTTTGTTTACGGATAAATTCAGTTAGTTCGGGAAGCATCCAATAGCCATACGTTGACATTTCATAAGTGAAATCATCAATTTGTTGAGTGATATCGGGAAGTATTGCGCCATCTGCATTCCACAACGCGGTTATTGTCTTTCCATGTTCACGCTGGATGCTGTCGTTCAGTCGTTTCAATAACATCTTCGTTTGATGATTGTAAAACCATTTGATTGGTTCGCATTCATCCCCTGCATAGATAGACGCTTGTAACCACATTAACAGATTCAACACCTTGACCTTTTCCAATTCATCTTTTGTAATTTCAGTTTTCATCTTGACCTCCGTATGTTTCGATATAATAAACACAAGCGTTAAATCTTGCGCTCAATTCATTATTAATATCAATCATTTTTGTTCCTTCTAAAAATGCATGAACAATATGCTCACGTTCCATTTCTTTTGCTTTTTGAAATACCTCATTCCATTCTTCAGTACTTTTAGCTTGTAATAATGAATCATTTTTTATCTCTTCAATAAGATACTGCACTGCTGTCTGTTTTTTGTCGCTCATAT